ATGGAATACAGAATAATTAAAAAAACGTATGGATATGTAGTTGTCAATGTTACATTAAACACACATGCACATATACCAACATACAAAGGTTGCAGGATATTATTACATTTAATAAAAAAGAATATTGAGATAAAAGATAAGTATTTAAGACGAGCCAAAGAGCGTCTACTGAAAGGAAAATAATAATGGCAAAAGATTTTTCAAAACAATTCTATCACAGCAAGTCGTGGATAAAGTGTAGAGCTGCATTCATAGCTGAAAGGATAAATACAGATGGCGGAATGTGTGAGCATTGCAAAGAAAGATTAGGTTACATAGTAGACCACAAGGAAGAGCTGACACCAAGCAACATTGACGATCCTGATATAAGTCTTAATCAAAATAATTTTCAATATTTGTGTTTGGATTGTCACAATAAAAAGACTTTGAAGAAAAATTTTGCGGGAGACTTCGACGAAGACGGACAGCCACTCCCCCCTGTTCAGTAGCTCGTGAAAAAGCCGTCGGGACCGAAGGGGGGACTTTCGTTTAATAAAAATGCAATTTTCACATGACCCCCCCTCAAAAATGAAAGGTGGTGATTTGAGTGCGAGTGAGTGAAAAGACTAAAAAAGAAATCAAGAAAAAGACAAAGATAGTAAAAGATAAAGCTTTAAAGCAAGATGTAGTTGAAGATAAGAAGATAAAGAAGAATGTAGCAAAAGATAGACAGACAAAAAATGAGATTGCAAGGCTTACAAAAATCTTTAAAGATATTGATAAAAACAAAAAATTGAGTGCAAAAGGACTAATTGAAGAGGCTGCATATATGAAATCCACACTCAAAGAGCTGAAATCTTTCATTGACGAAAATGGAGCAATAGATGAAATGCAACAAGGGAGCTACACTATACTAAGAGAAAATCCTGCTTTGAAATCTTATAACACTATGATCCAACGATACACTACAGTTATAAAAGAATTGATAAATCTACTGCCAAAAGATATCCAAAAAGAGACATCGGACGGATTTGATGAGTTCGTAGGTGGTAGACTTGACTAAGGTAAAAAAGCCAACTACAGCTAAAAAAAGGAGCAAAGAGCAATGTAAAGATATCATCTATACAAGAGAAGATGAAAATATAATATACGGCAAGGAAAAGCCTACAATAACAGCAAATGGTATAAGAAGATATTCAGAAAAATACAATCCAATTTTAGAATACTATGAGCAGATAGAGAAAAAACAAGTTATTGTATCGGTCAAAATAAAAAAGACATTTGCAAAGATTAAAAAAGACTTGGAAAACAAGCAATCTGAATGGTATTACTCAGCACATAGGGCGAATCATATTATTGAGTTTGCTGAAAATTTTTGCCGTCACAGTAAGGGAAAACAAGGTGGTAAAAAAATAGTATTGGAGCTGTGGGAAAAGGCAATACTTGCAACTATATTCGGCTTTATCAATATAAACGGCATTAGGAAGTATCAAAGAGCAGTACTAATAATCGGTAAAAAAAACGGTAAGTCTTTACTCGGCTCGATTATAGGCTTATATCTACAAGTTGGCGACGGCGAGAGCGGTCCGGAAGTATATGCGGTGGCGACAAAAAAAGACCAATCAAAGATAATATGGCAAGAGTCAAAATCAATGGTTAGGAAGTCACCAACACTTAGAAAAAGAATTAAGCCACTTACTCATGAATTAGACAGCAGAGAATTTAACGACGGTATATTTAAACCTCTTGCAAGTGACAGTGATACACTTGACGGATTAAATATCCACGGCGTATTAATGGACGAATTTCATCAATGGAAAAATGGCAGACCTCTATATGACATAATGGCGGATGGTATAACAGCAAGGGAACAGCCGCTAATATTCATGTGTAGCACTGCAGGAACAATCAGAGAAGATATATACGACGAGATTTACGAAGAGGCGGAGCTGACAATAAACAGCTATGAATTAGAAGAGGGTTACACTGATGAACGCTCTATTTTTTTTGTATATGAATTAGATACAAGGGAAGAGTGGACAGAGGAGCAGAGTTGGTATAAAGCAAATCCCGGACTTGGAACAATTAAAAATCTAAGGACACTAAGAGAAAAAGTAGACAGAGCAAAAGAAAATAATACACTTGTAAAAAATCTTGTCTGTAAAGAGTTTAACATCAGAGAAACATCAACAGAGGCTTGGCTTAATTTTGATGACATAAACAATAAAGCAAAATTTGACATAAGGCAGCTTAAACCAAGTTATGGAATAGGCGGAAGTGACCTGTCATCAACAACAGACCTTACATGTGGAACTATTATATTTATGCTGCCAAACGACAGCAATATATATGTAGAGCAGATGTATTTTTTACCAGAGGATTTGTTGGAAGAAAGAGTAAGAGAAGACAAGATACCTTACGACAAGTGGAAAGAACAGGGACTACTTAGAGTATCTCAAGGAAACAAGGTACATTACAGAGATGTCAAAAAGTGGTTCGTGGAGATGAAAGAAGTTTGCGATATATATATACCTTTTCACGGTTACGACGGTTGGAGTTCAACGTATTATGTTGAAGATATGAGAGACTATTTCGGGAAAACCGCTATGGAAGAAGTAATGCAAGGGAAAAAGACCTTATCAGCACCAATGAAGAGCTTGGGAGCTGACTTAAAGGCAAAAAAAGTAATATATAATAACAATCCGATTTTGAAATGGTGTCTTGCAAATGTCACTGTAGACAGAGATAAGAACAACAATATACAGCCAATAAAAGGCAGTAACTCAAAACGTAGAATAGACGGCTTTGCAAGTCTATTAGACGCTTATGTTGTACTTGAAAGACACTATGATGAATATATAAGTTTAATTTAAAGGGGGTGAAAAAAATAAAAGTAATAGACAAAATCAAAAATATTTTCAAAAACAATATGGTTACTGTTACAAGCTACAAAATGATTACTGAATCAGGAAGTGGCTTTTTTAATTATGACGGAAAATTGTATAAATCCGACATAGTAAGGTCGTGTATCAGACCAAAAGCACAAGCTATAGGAAAAATCTTAGGAAAGCATATAAGAGAAGATCCTAAAAGTGGAATAAAGGTAAATCCTGAACCATATATAAGATTTTTACTTGAAGAGCCAAATCCATTCATGACAGGACAGGTATTACAAGAGAAATTGACAGTTCAATTAATGTTGAACAACAACGCATTTGCGTATATTCAGCGTGACGAGAATGAATTTCCAATTGCAATATATCCAATTAACTCTTCAAATGTATATTTATTGCAAGATGATAAATACAACTTATATCTTAGATTTTTTACAAAAAACGGCAGAAATTACACTTTCAAATACTCAGATGTAATACATTTAAGACGTGATTTTTGCAATGACGACATTTTCGGAGACAATCCCGCACCTGCATTGACACAACTTATGGAAGTAGTTGGAACAACTGACCAAAGTATTGTAAATGCAATTAAAAACTCGTCTGTAATAAGATGGCTTTTGAAATTCCATGTTGCAATGAAACCCGAAGATTTGAAAAAGCAGACCCAAGTATTTGTAGACGACTTTTTGAAAATCGAGGACGGTTCAGACGGCAATTCGACAGGAGCGGCGGCAACCGACTCAAAATTTGACGCACAACAAGTAGATCCTAAAGATTACGTACCTAACGCTCAGCTTGTAGACAGAACAACGCAAAGGATATACAGTTTTTTTAATACAAATCAAAAAATAGTGCAATCTTCTTACAACGAAGATGAATGGATTTCATATTATGAGGCTGAATGCGAGCCGGTCATAACACAGCTTTCGGGAGAATACACAAGAAAGTTGTTCACAAGAAGAGAAAGAGGCTGCGGAAATAAGATTGTATTTGAAAGTTCAAATCTGACATTTGCAAGTATGTCAACAAAATTAGGCTTAGTTCAATTTGTTGACAGAGGCATATTAAATCCGAATGAAATAAGAGAAATACTCAATCTTGCACCTATCGAGGGCGGAGAACAGTATATAAGAAGACTCGACACAAGACCAACAGATGAGTAGAAAGGGGGTGAATAAATGGCAAAGGTGAGGATAGCAGGAACTATAGTATCAAACGATGAAAAATGGATATATGACTGGTTTGAAATCGAGTCATTTTGCATTAATGATTTGATAAAAGCTATATCCGATGAGCATGAGCTATTGGAGATTGAAATAAATTCTCCGGGCGGAAGTCTTTTTGCCGGAAGTGAAATTTATACAAAGATAAAAAATCATAAAGGCAAAAAAACAGTTACTATAACAGGACTTGCCGCAAGCTGTGCGTCCATTATAGCGATGGCGGGAGATGTAGTAAAAATGGCTCCAACCGCTCAAATGATGATACACAACGTATCATCGTATGGAAGTGGAGACTATAGGGATATGGAACATCTAAGCACGGTACTAAAGCAAGCAAATGAAGTAGTAGCAAACGCATATATGCTCAAAACAGGAAAAACCAAAGAAGAACTACTATCAATGATGAACAGTGAAAAGTGGTTTACACCTCAAGAGGCAAAAGAGCAAGGTTTTATTGATGAAATCTTGTTTATAGAAAATGATGTGAGCAACAATATGCAGTTAGTCGCAGGGTTTAAAGCTAATATAATACCTGCTCAGATAATCAACAAAATGAAAATTGAAAAAGAGCAGGAACAACTAAATCTATTAAAATTAAAGGAGATTATGTAATGAAAAGAGAAGAATATTTGAAACTAAGAAACGAAAAATTAACAAAAGCACAAGAATTGTTAGATGCAGGAAAGTTCGAAGAACTAAAAGCAATAAAAGAAGAGATTGAAAAGTTTGACACAGACTTTGAAAACATAGCAAAAGAGCAGGCAAATCTTGCAGCATTAGAGGGCAAGGTTACTAACATTGATATATCAAATCAATCTGTTGATGTTCCAAGTGCAAAAGTTGTTTCAGACATCAATCAACAAGAAGATATATCATATGAAAAAGTATTTGCTAAAGCCGCATTACTACAGCCTTTGACAAATGAAGAAATAGTAATATACAACAAGTACAACCCCGAAAATGTATATGTTCACAACACTACCAACACTGAAATAATGATACCTAAAACAGTCGTTGCCGGAATCGAAAATACAATGAAAGAACTGCATCCGATACTAAACGACGTACAATCAACACACATAAAAGGTATCGTGAAATATACAAAACATACAAAAGTCAAAGACGGAGACGCTGACTACTATTCAGAAGATACAGAAGTAAAAGACGAAGAAAATGAATTTGCAGAGCTTACACTCGGAGGAAAGGAACTTGCAAAATCAGTTACAGTAACATGGAAATTACAAGCTATGGCTGTAGATGAGTTTATTCCATATATTCAAAGAGAAATCGGCGAAAGAATGGGAAATGCTAAGGCAAGAGCATTTGTCAACGGTGCCGGTGACGCAAAATATCCTCAAGGAGTTGTAACAGCAATAAAGGCTGAAAGCGGAACACCACAAAAGGTAGAGTTTGCCGCAGCTACAGGACTAACATACAAAGACGTTACAAATGCTATGTCGAAGATAAAATCAGCATATAAGAGCGGTGCTAAAATATATGCGAATAATACGACTGTTTGGAATGTCCTTGCAAACATAGTGGACAAAATGGACAGACCGCTATTTATACCTGATGTAACAGTGGGTGGAGTCGGCAGAATATTAGGTATACCAGTCTTTGAAGAAGACGCAATGAAAGACAATGAAATACTAATAGGAAACATGGCGAGCGGATACAAAGAAAATGTTCAAGAGGGCATGAAACTTGTAACAGACCAACACGCAAAACAAAGAACTACAGATTTTGTAGGTTACGAAGTGCATGATGGCGGAGTATACGACACAAAAGCCTTTGCATACATCGTTAAGGGGGTTTAATAGATGAAATATAGAGTTATAGACGGTTTTTTAAACTCTAAAACTCAAGAATATATCCCTGTAGGCACTATATTGACAGATAGTGAGCCGAGAATAAAAGATTTTATAGCTGCACATGTTGTTGCAGCTATAGAAGATATACAAGAAAACGAACAAACTAAAAAAGATGAGCATACTGAACTTACAACAACTCAGATAAAGCAAATGCTTGATGAAAAAGGCATTGAGTATGACAAAAAAGCTAAAAAGGATGAGTTGTTAAAACTATTAGAGGGAACGGAGTAATCCGCTCCCTCATTTAATGGGGTGATATAATGCTTGAAAAAATAAAACACTCACTGAGAATAGGACATGACGGTATAGATAGTGACATACAGGAGCATATAGACGCTTGTAAGCTCGACTTACAAAGAGTAGGAATAAAAAAGATAGAAGATACAGATCCGCTAATTCTTCAAGCTGCTAAATTATATGTTAAATGGCACTTGAATTTTGAAGATGAGGCGGACAGATACAGAAATGCCTATGAAATGCTCAGAAATTCTCTTGCTATGAGCGGTGATTACAATGTATGATGAGCAAATAAAACTGCTTGGAGAAGAAACAACTGTAAATATCCCCGGACAAGGCAGAGAGAAAAAGCAAACTGAAAGAACAGTATTTGCAAAGGTGTTAAGTATAGGTATGAATGAGTTTTATCAAGCACAGTCAACAGGTTTAAAGCCCGAATTAAAGTTTGAAATTGCCGATTATCTTGACTATAAAAACGAAAAAGAGCTTGTATATAACAAAGTTAAATATCAAGTGCTTAGAACATATAGAAAGAATAAACGGCAGCTTGAAATAACAGTATATGGGGGTGTAAATATTGGCACTGCCTAACGCAAAAATGAAAATAAACAGAAACGGCGTGACATTTGAAAGCAATGTTGACGCTGTGCAGTATTCATTGGAAAATCTCATAAGAGCGGCATTAAGAGACACAGCAAAATTTTTAAGAAAGAGAATGATAGAGCAGCTTAAAAAGTCAAAATATATGAAAAGACTGAAAAGATTAGGTCTATCTACTCAATATTGGGTCAGAAAAAGGGAAAATGACCTACAAATCGGCTTTAAACACGACACTTGGTACGGTGCATTATCCGAACTTGGAGACAAAAATCAGCCAAAAAGAGGTATATTGCGGAGCACGGTCACAGAAAATATCAGCACAATACAAGAAATACAAAGTCAATATCTATCTGCATTGAATGAGCAAAATCCCGATGTAGAAGAGATAAATGACGAAGTGGGAGCTGATGAGTCATGAAGTATTTAAAGATTGAAATCGAAAAAATATTACTTGAGATATGCAAAAATGTGTATCTTGAAAGTGCTGAAGATGACAGTCCATTCCCTTACCTTGTGTATAACATTGAAAATGCTGTGAATAACGGAGATATACACAGTTATTTTTTAGATGTGGATGTGTGGGATAAGTCTCAAACGACTGTAAATATTGACGAATTGGAGAGAAAACTGAAAAAGCTTGATAAAACAAGTTATATTGATGAAAACATTCAATTTACAATGTATTACGACAGAACTATAAATACAAAATCGGAGCATATAGAGCTGAAAAGATATACAGTAATGTTTGAAATTAGGGCGATAGAAAGGAGATAGAAATGGGAAAAAGCAAGACATATAGCGGTTTTAACGATAAAACTGCGGAAAATCTACTGCTTGATGCCGGAGCATTTTTTGCAAATTTCAAAGTTGGAACAGATACTTTTGAAACTGCTATTGCAAAGCTACTTGGAGCAACAAGAGGCGGCGGAAAATTCACGGCAAAACCGAATATCCGTTCAATTGAAGTGGATGGAGTAAAAGGGAGAGCAAAAGGACTGCAAGTGATAGACAGTTGGGAAGTATCATTGTCCGCAAATATACTTGAAATTAATAAGGAAACACTTGCGAAAGGTCTAACAGCTACAAATGCGGTAGATGACAGCACAACAGAGGGATATTCGATAATAACTGCAAAAAACTATATAGAATTGGCGGACTATATAGAGAATGTAACGTTCGTCGGGAAAATTTCAGGCAGTGAAAAACCTGTAATAATTCAAATATACAATGCACTTAACATTGACGGACTCACACTGCAAACAAAAGACAAGGATGAGGCTGTTATTGCATTAAATTTTGTTGGCACATATGATACGAAGACCCTTGATGTGCCGCCTTTCAAGATATATTATCCGAAAGAGTAGTAAAATTGAAGAAAGCATTGACGGTTTCAAAAATATATAATATAGTTAAAATAAAATAATTAGACAAAGGAGAATAACTATGATAATATGTAAAAATGAAACAGGAAATGCTTGTATATTAGCTGCTTTCAAAAGAGGAGAAAGTAAAAAATTTCAATCATTATGTATGGAAATTCTTATGCCATTAAGGATTCCATTATCTTATACAAGTATAGAAAAAGTACAAGATAATGAAATATTTAAATTAGAACTTCCAAGTAGCTTGGTAGAAATTAAAGATGTTGAAAAAATAAAAGAAAGGTTAGAAGAACTTGCAAAACGAAAGGGTTGTACAGAATTATAAACTAAAACCACTCAAATTGAGTGGTTTTTTTATACTTAAATTAAGGAGAAGAAAATGAGAAAACCGAATATAAAAGACGCATTTTTAATGTCAAGAATAATAAAGAAAATAGATCTTAAGAATGCAGATATAAAATGGGAAGAAAAAGCGGAAACAGTTGGAAAAGAAGTCATATTTTATATCATAGAAAATATAGATAAAGTTGAAGACGAAGTGTCTGAGTTAATATCAAATATATTTGAAGTAGAAAAAGAAAAAGCATTGGAAGTGCCTTTGGATGAGGTATTTGAACAATTGAAAAATATAGATGGTATTAAAAATTTTTTTCAACAAGCTGGCAAATTGACGAAGTAGACGTATATGACGTTATTTTGCAAAGATATTCAAATATCGAGTTTTTATATACATTGGACATAAGCACAGCAATGGAGCTTATATCTAAAGCGTACGAAGAAACAAGAAAAGATAGTGCATTTACTTTATATGCAAGTATTTATCCATATATGAGCGAAAATGATTTTATAACATTTAATGAATTTTACTTAAAAATGACTGTAAATAACAGAAAAAGCTCTGATGAGATCCTTGATGAAGTAAAAGAGCTTTTAAATTTTGAATGGAAAGAGGTGATATAAAATGGAACTGTTTAGACTTTTTGGCACGATATTTGTAGATAATGCAAGAGCTAATGAGAGCATACATCAGACAGAAGAAAATGCGGAAAGAACAGGAAACTCACTCCTTGCAGGAGTAGGCAAGGCTGCAAAATTTGGAGTAGCAATTGCCGGTGCCGCCTCTGTGGCAATCGGCGGAATGATTGGACTTGCAAGTAAAACCGCTGAGACGGCTGACTTTATTGATAAACTTTCAGAGCGTACAGGAGTAAATAGAGAAGAATTACAGCGTTGGAAGTATGCTGCAGACCAAAGTGGGGCAGATGTAAGTAAATTTGAAGTTGGAATTAAAAAACTATCATCTGCAATGGATGGAGCAAAAACAGGATCCAAATCAAATGAAGAGGCTTTTAAAGCTTTAGGAATATCAATGCAAGAGATTAAGACTAAATCACCAAGTGAAATGCTTGATACAGTTATGAAAAAACTTGCAGATATGCCTGATAGTGTTGAGCGTAATGTGCTTGGAAATCAATTGCTCGGTAAATCATATTCCGATATGCTCCCTCTCTTAAATTCAGGCTCAAAAGGTATAGAAGAACTCAAAACGAGAGCTGACAGTCTCGGACTCGTAATGAGTGAAGACGCTGTAAAAGCTAATGTTAAATTCGGAGATACATTAGCAGATGTCAAATCAAGCTTTTCGGCTGTATTTATGCACATATCCAACGAATTTCTGCCTATATTACAATTAGTATTAGACTTTATATTGGAACACATGCCTGAAATTCAAAGTGTATTTCAAGTAGTTTTTTCAGTAATAAGAGGTGTAGTAACGGTTGTAATTGAAGTCTTAAAGTTTTTTGCAGGTCTTGTATCAATTTTTTTTAAAGATACAGGAGCAGGAGCAAAAGATTTTCAAGAGACGATGAAACAACTTGCAGGAGTTATTTCATTTGTATTTGAGTCATTAAAAATAACAATAGACGCTATACTGAATGCTATAAAAACACTATGGGAAAAATACGGAGAAGAAATAAAAAAAGCGTTAGTGAGCATCATAACTTTCATAAAACCAATTTTTGATAATATAGTTGGAATAATTCAAGGTTTTATAGATATTGTAATGGGTATAGTCGAGGGCGATTGGGACAAAGTCCGCCAAGGTTTCATAAAAGTAATTAAAAATTTTTGGGAATTTATCAAGGCTGCAATCGGTTCAGCAGTAACATTTATAAAAGATATATTTGTAAATCTTGGTAAGATATTTTTTGATGCTGGAGCAAATTTATTAAAAAATTTATGGGATGGAATAAAAGGTCTTTGGGAAAATTTGAAAAATTGGTTTATTGAAAAAATCAATTGGATAAAGGAAAAATTATTTTTTTGGGAAGACAGCAAGAAAAAAATCAATGAAAGAGAAAGTTCATCAAGTAGAGATAATAGACGTATTGACGGCTCACATGCCGAGGGACTCAATTATGTACCTTTTAACGGCTATATAGCAGAGCTCCACAAAGGTGAAAGAGTGCTTACTGCAGATGAAAATAAGAAACTATCAAGAAATATAGATTATTCATCATCAATCAATCAAGTGATATCACTTATGAACTCATTGATACAAGAGATACACAATCAACCTTATGCACAACGTGAGATATTAAGAAAGGGGGTAACGACTTGAAACAGGGAATCGGGAAAATTCATTTAAGCGGTAGTGATAATACTTATGATAGTAAAATACAGGTTCTAAGCGATAATTCAAAATTTAAGATTACCTCAGCAATATATAGTGTCTATCTATACAATATGTCAAGTGGTGATAAAGCTGAGGGACGCTTTAACATAGGAAACTATCAAAGTCCAAGGATAACATTTCGTAAGGGTTTAACGTCATTTGAGCATACTATAACTAATGAAATAAATAATTTTTACCAAAATAGCGGTATCAATGCTATTAAACCGCTATCTTTTGATACAAATTGGTTTAGTGGAAAATCGGTACAATTCGTATTGTTAGCGGAGACCAAAACGGCACCTACTGTGCAAATAACAGGTGTAGATGGTGACAGTGTATTTGGCAATATTGTTGTGAAGTGGAACAGTACGATGCAGGAAAAGTTCACTATAACAGCTACAAAAGGCAACACTACTAAAACTTATACAGGCACAATAGAGACAACTTATAGCATAAATGCTACTGATTTTATCATCTCTGAGGGAATATCAGACGGTAATGTAAAAATATCACTGAAAATTGAATTTACAAATAATAACACACTTAGCGAAAATGCGTGGGCAAGCGAGGAAACAAGTGTGAATCTAAAAGATACAAGTCCTAAATTAACCGAGCTTAAAGCTGTCAACAATGTTATAACCTTTAAGGGTAAAAATCTTGACGGTATAAGTGCAAGTGTACAGATAAACAACAAGGACTTGAATAATGCACTTGTAGGGAAATTTAATCTATCTAAAAATGAAGTAGACAATCAGAAATTTGAAATACCATCGAGCACCACTTTGTATGACGGTGAACATGTAATTTTATTTGAAGTCAAAAAAATAATAGCTGGCACAGTATTTAGTCCTAAAATGACGACAACAATGCTTGTAACAAATAAACCATATGTGAAAATAAATTCTCTTGAACCGTCAGGTGTTTTGCGTAATTATGAAAAAGCTATACCTATAAGTTGGTACAGTGTAAATCAACAGACATTTAATTTGAGTGTATATCAAAACGGAGTAAAGAAGTTTGAAAAGTCAGGAACTATTGAGACAGATGCCGAACTACCACCTAATACATTAGGAGACGGTACAGCTGAAATAAGGCTGACCATAACAAACATAGTATATGGAATAGTAAAACAAGACAGCAAGTCTGTTACTTTCAGTCTATATGGTGGGCTTAAGGCACCTGAATTTACCATGACAGGTCCATTTGATAAAAACTATATGGACATAACATGGACTAAGAGCAATTTACAAAAATATTATAGAATAGAGCTTGATATTGTCAGACTTTACAGTAATAACGATAATATATATGAATGGGCTGTAATTAGGGAAGACAGTGGAATTATAAGAGGAGATAATAATTCACATAGAGTTAAACAGTTGTTATTAACAAGAGACGAAGTCTACAACTTGAAATTAACAATTTATAATGAAGCAAAAGAAAAAACATCTGCAGGTATAGACAGTTATATACCTATTAGTTATAGAGTAGACGGTGAGACAAAATTAAAGTTGTATGTTAAAGATTATAAGATTGTTGTAAATAGCATATCTACAGTTAAAAATGCTGTGAGCCACACAGTATTTAGATGCACAAATAGAGATTTTGCCAATGCAAAGGCTATATATACAACAAATTTAAATACATTTGAATATCAAGATGATAAGGTGAAAAGCGATACGGAGTACTGCTATTTTGTGATATCTACTAATAGTGAAGACAGGTCTATAAAGAGTGATCCATTAAATATAAAATTGCATGCACAAGGCTTTTTATTTACCAACTTAAAAACAAAGAAAACTTATAATCTTAATCTTGATGTATCAGCAGATTTTGAAACTATGGACGGTAAAGTGGCTGTTGAATATCTTGGAAAAACCACCGCAGACATAGAGCAGGATATAAAGTATTATCAAAAAGGCTCATTTTCTTGTCTAATAAGGACTGATGATTTACAAGAGATTGATACACTTTTTATGGCAGAAAAAGTATCTTATAGAGATAGCAATGGCAACGGTTTTATATGTGCCCTTTTGAATAAGAAAATATCGTATAATGACAAATATGACAAGTATGTGAGACTGTCATTTGATATGATTGAAAATGACAGTTCTAAGGCTTTTGAGTAGGTGAATAGAGATGAGAAGTTATAATTTCAGATTTGAAATATTGAATAATAAATATGAATATGTAAAAAATGTCTATCCTATAAGTTGTCAAGTAGATTATGATTGCTTATCAGGTATGAAATTAAGCGTAAATATGACTATAAAAGATGATTACTATAATTATAATGACAAATATCTTGTTATAAAAAATGAAAATGAGATATTTGCTACTGTTATTATAGCTACAAGCATAAGAGACAAATTAAATAAGACCGTGAAGTTGACGGGATATGATTTTTGTATACTTCTTGAGCAAAGAAAAGTGAAGAATGATTTTATTGTCCCTGCATTTACAAATATTATAGGGTTTATAGGAACTGCATTAACAGGGTACTCACATGCTTTTTCTTCTATAGATTCAAACGCTACAAATAAGGCTGAGATATATTTTGATGCAGGTACATCATATTTGGAGATAATTAATAAGTTGTTGAGTTTGATAAATTTCAGTTCTTTACTAACTGACAGATTTGGAGTGTTTTATACTGAAAAATATGAACTTCCAAGTGACAGAGTACCTGAAATTTATTATGCTGATGATAAAGAGACAAGTATAATATATAAAAATGTTATGCAAGAAATAGACCTGTTCAATGTGCCTAATGTATTTGTCAGAGTCAGCAATAACAGTGCAATTAATCCACCGCTTAGAGCTCAATATGTCAATGACAATCCAGACAGTATACTGAGTACAATAAGAAGAGATAGGGAAATAGTGGATTATAAGCAGGTGGATAATGTTGTAGACAGTAATACATTGTTTGCCATAACAAAAAAAGATTGCTACAATGCAAGTGACATATATGAACACATTGAAATTGAAACGGCAATTAATATAAATCATTGGTATTTAAATTTGGTAAGTCTTAACCTAAAAACTTATGGAATTGATGATAACTATGTAGAAACTTTGTGGAATATAGATAATCTTAAAGCAGGTGGAAGAATGAAACATAAATTGAGGAGGGTTATACGTGTATAGAGCGGGAACTGTTAAAAGAACGGAGCCGTTTTTAGTTTTGCTTGACGGTGATGATGTGGAGAGAAGTTTTAAAAGACTTGGCAGTTATATTCCAAGTATAAATGACAGGGTAATAGCAATAAAAGAAGGTACAAGCTATATAATACTTGGAAATGTTGTTTAATAAATTTGATAATATAACAAGGCAATAGATGAGGACTAAAAAGGTCTTTTTTTATTGCCTTTTTTACCCTTTAATTTTATCCGGGAAGAGAATTTCAATGATTTACAGCAATAAATAAAAAATAATCAATAAATAAAATGATATAACAAGGAGATAATATTATGTTAGATAATGTAAGTAGAACAGGCAAGGCAGCATATACGGTAATTGCCGTAGTGTTTGGAAGTATAGCAAATGTATTGGGAGGATTTGATGATGCATTGAGGCTGTTGATCGTGCTCATAGTAGCAGACTATATAACAGGTTGTGCAGTTGCTATCAAAAATAAGAAATTAAATAGTAGTGTTGGCTTTGAGGGACTACTAAAAAAGATAATCGTATTAATTCTTGTATGGGTTGGTTTCGAGCTTGATAAGGCTCTTGGCTCACAGTTTTTGAGAAATGCTATAATTTTCTTTTACGCATCAAATGAGGGTGTGTCAGTCCTTGAAAATACAAGCAAATTAGGTGTGCCATATCCCGACAAACTCAAAAATATATTGGAACAGTTAAAAGAAAAGGGCGGTAAAAAAGATGACTAAAATAATATGTATAGATGCAGGACATGGTGGAAAAGACAGCGGAGCAGTTGGCAACGGACTACAAGAAAAAGACATTGTGCTAAGCATAGCAAAAATGGTCAAATCTATGTTAATTGAAAAAAGTTTTAAAATATGTATGACAAGAGAAGATGATACATTTGTAGAGCTAAAAGACAGATGTATCATAGCTAACAAGGTAAAGGCAGATATATTCGTATCAATACACTGTAACAGTGCAGAAAGCAAATCAGCTTTTGGCTTTGAAATATATCATACGCAAGGCTCAATGCAAGGACAAAAATTAGCTGCAGATATAAAGTTGTCAATAAATGAAAATAAAGAGATAATAAGAACAGACAGAGGAATAAAAACAGCCAATTTTACAGTATTGACAGCCACTAATATGCCTGCTGTACTTGTAGAAACAGCCTTTATTTCAAATATTGAAGATAGCAAGATACTAAAGACTAAGCAATCAGAGTTTGCAACTGCTATATGTAAAGGAATATGTAGTTATTTTGGAATAAAAAACACATCAGGAACGCAAATTTTAAGTAAGCCTACTGTTACAGTAGAACAAATGCAGGAATGGGCAAAATCAAAAAATAACAATAAAGAGTTTATCAGCTTGGCAGAGTTGTATTATAAGCTATCTGTTGAGCGTGGGATAAATCCTGCAGTATCATATGCACAATTTGCACACGAGACAGGATTTTTATACAAGGTAAAATCAGCTGCAGGACTTGACGAAACATATCACAATCCTTGCGGATTGAAAGTGCCAAAAGGTGGTGGAGATTATGACAAAAATGCACACATGAAATTTGCCACATGGCAAGACGGAATATCCGCACATTTAGACCATTTGGCACTGTATGCAGGAGCAAAAGGCTATCCAAAAGAAAATACACTTGATCCAAGACATTTTCCTTATCTTTTTGACAGTGCAACGACAGTCGAGGAGCTTGGCGGAAAATGGGCACCAAGTTCCGAGTATGGGCAAAAATTATTGAAGTATGTAAGAGAAATGGAGAGCATAAAGACAATGGAAAAAACACAAGAAGTAAGCAATTGGGCAAAAGACAGTTGGGAAAAGGCTACAGAATTAAAGCTGATAGACGGTACAAGACCACAAGACACTGTAACACGTCAGGAGTTGGCGGCAGTTACAGTAAGGTTATATGAGTTATTGAAAAAATAATATCTTTTATTTAAGTGCCAAGGATAAAACTACACATTGTTGTCACAACGTGTAGTTTTCTTTGATTAAAGTGAAGAGCGTGGCTGCGAAATTCCGTTACCGCCTTGCGGTCGGAAATTCTTGCCACGCAAGATATACATACTTGAATAAAATACAAAAATATGGATATCATATCAATAGTTTCTCCTTTAAAGAGAACTTTTTGTATTATTTATTTACAAATTGGGGGTATATACCCCCTCTTTTTTTATTGTAATTTCAATGAAAATACATAATAAATAAAATTTTAAAAAAAATTAAAAAAACTATTGACAAGCACTCTATAGAGTGCTATAATATACTTGTAAATAAGAAATACAAAATTTAAATTAAAAGGAGAGAAACAAAATGAAGAATTTAGAAACTTTAATTAAGAAAATTGAAGAAAGTACAAAAGCTGTTTACTCATACGACGAAACAGCAGGACAACACAAGTTTGATTATAAAGATGAAGAACTAAGATTTTATGATTATCCTGAAAATTCAGATAAGACATATGATGAAATTGAAAATTTTTTCAAAGAACTACTATAAGAGAGCAGGGAGCGTTCGCTCCCTCTAAAAAATAAATGTAAATAAATAACAAAAAAAGGAGAAATTAGAAATGGAAAGACAAATATTTAATGAATTAAATGATTTTGTAAAATCTAACCAAGAAGAATGTTTTTGGAATGGTTTTGTAATAAGAAAAGTAAAAATCTCTGATATAATAGTTGGAATTGAGCAAAAAATAAAATGTGGAAAAGATTACATTTATGAGCTATATAGAGTGTATAATATCAAAACATTAAAAAACTATATATTAGATCAATTTTGGGTAGCACCAAATTTTGTAAACGATCTAAATGATGAAATAATGGCAATATATGAAAATCATAAAAGAAATGCAGATGATATAGAGTTTGAAGAAAGTTATAAATATTCAATAGAAATAGAAAAAAAATATATAAAAAATAGCTTTGATAAAGCCTATTTAAGCAGAGATAAGTATAATCGTGATTTTAAAGATGATATTATAAGAAATGTAAAAAAACATCAAGAGTATATTGATTTTTTAACAGACTCAGATAAATATGTTGAAAAGTTTATTTCTCAACATATAGGAGCAGATACATTACAACAAATTGCCAAGTTAGATTATGAAATTGAAAAATTTTTTAACACTGCTGTAACAGAAAATCAAGATGAAATTAAAAAAATTAATGAAATATATGAATTACTTGACAATAACAGTCATTTTAAAACATTGACTGTTAAAACAAAAAATGGAATGGAGTATAAATTTCAAGATCATGAATTAATTAAAAAAATAAAATTTCAATTAAAGAAAAATGGTTTTTTCAGACCTAATAATTTAGAGCCATTTATTGAAATTGATGATATTGAACAAATAAAACATGGGAATAAAACATTAGCAAAATTTAATTAAAAAAAATGGGAGCATTTGCTGCCGATTTTAAAAAATAATAAAGGAGAAAGTAAAATGTTTAATAATTATGTAAAAATAAGAAATAATGAAAATCCAGTAGCTGTTGAATTAGTAGAAGATACATCAGCAGACCTCGAATTCACGGCACTATACCGTGATGAAAAAGGTAAATATATACTGTCGCTCGGAGAGGGTGATTGTATATATTCAGAAAATGACAACGAGGCGGATGCATTAGCTGAGTTATACCGCTATATTAATAAAAATAAGCAAATAAAATAGCAAAAAAGGGAGATATCTCCCTTTTTAAATATAAAGGAGCTGTAAAAAATGGCAATTTCCGAAAAAAAGAAAGCGTCAAATCGTCGTTGGGATGACGCTAACAGAGAAAGGGTAAAGTATTTGAATAAGAAAAGTACAGCTAAAAGCTTTATAAAAATAGCTGAACTAAATGATATTGAAATATTAAAAGAATGTATAAAAGAAAGAGAGTATGATTTAAAAAATGAGAACAGCACTGATACAGTATGATTACTCTTCTCTTCTTCAAGAGCTTATAGCTGATATCCTTGATCCTATGCAACCAAAGATTGCATACGGTAAAAGTCTACAAGTGGTAAGGGAAAAAGATACAAAAGGCATATACAAGGCTATAGTGGATTACTATCCATTAGATGAAGATATGCAAGAGATGATAAAAGATGAACCGCAGTTTAAAGATGACTATTACAAAGATAAACCAAATCTCAAGACTATGCTCATCGACGATATAGTCAAAGAGATGAAAGAAATGCTACAAGGAAAAGAAGTGGAAGTGAATTTATAGAGAGTTTTATACTCTCTTTTTTTATTGTAATTTCAATAAATATACATAATAAAAAAATTTAGAAAAATTTAAAAAAACTATTGACAAGCACTCTATAGAGTGCTACAATATAATTGTAAATAAGTAATACAAAAAATCAAAAAAGGAGATAACAAAAATGGGAAATGGCAAAGGATATATCGGAAAAAGCATGAGCGTGAATGCTTATGAGGCTTACTCAAGAGAAGAAAGACCTATATCAAAATGGACTAAAAAACAAATACTATCAGACATATCAGATTTTTTAAATATGGAAGATAGAAAAATAATAGGACTTGAAAAGATGAAAAAAGCTGACTTGATGATATATTTAAAATCAACAGGATATCATCATACAGGGAAATTTTTCAATACAACTTATTTTTATGCATTAGATGAAGAATATATAATCAATCATAGTGAAGAAATGACAGACGAAGAGATAAAAGCAAGAGACCAAGCAAGGATAAATGAACGAATTAAGCAAGAAAAAGAAAGACGAGAAAGACAAGAGCAAGCTGAAAATGAAGAAAGAGAAGAGCAAGAGTTTTTCAAAAAAACGGATATGGCATAA